GAATGCCCTGCGGGGGGTCATGGCCGAAATAGGAATGGCTGACGCGGTTTTGGCCCGTGTAGTAGAGGGCGGAAAACTGATGCTGGTCGATGGTCACATGAGAGTCGAGGCGGCGGGCGACTCAGTCATCCCCGTCTTGGTCCTCGACCTGGACGACGAGGAGGCCGACAAGATCTTGGCGACCTTCGACCCAATCGCGAACATGGCCGGATCGGACCCAGAAGCCCTCGAGAAACTGCTCGCCGGAATCTCGACCGACAGTGACGCCCTGAACGAGATGCTTGAGCAACTCGCCAAGGACAACGGCATCTTTGAGCGAGAGGTCGAGGAGGCTGGCGGCGACGACTCTGGCGAGGAGACCCCCGAGCAGGAAGAGGAAGCCCTCCCGCCTCCATCCGGCGTCCGCATGGTTCAGTTGTTCTTCAACGAGAAGACCATCGTGGACTTCCAGCGGTACGCCGAGGAGTTGGGGCGTCGTTACAAAACGGACAACATCACGGACACAGTCTTGGAGGCACTTCGCCGTGAAAGTGATTCATCTAAGGGATAAGATCGACGCAGACCACCTCAGCGGTGCCAAGATCGACGAGTCGCACTACGATGTCCTTCTTGGCGGCGAAGAGCCGTGCGACATCTTCAAGCCAGACGGGACACCTCTGGTCAAGTACCGCCCCCACTGGTTTGAAGACAGCCTCGTCCGCTCGGTGCTTCCGGTATGCCGCAAGGCGGCGACGCTGAACGACAACCGAGGGACAGCCGCAGGCGACATCGCCCTGACGCCAGTTCGCAACTCCGACGTTGTCGGCTGGCAGAGCGGCAAGGGGAATCACTACAAGGAAGTCAAGCGGGACGGCACGCTGAGCAAGACGACGCGAGGCGGCCTTGTCCACAGCGGCATTGTCGGGTACTTCGACCGGAGTGCGAGGTTCCCGTTCTGCCGACAGACCTCGTTCCTGATTCATCAAGCGGCGAAGTGGCGGCAGTTCTTGCCGTATATCCAGCGGGCCGACGAGGGCTTCCGCGAGTTCATGCCTGAGCGATGGCAGGTTCAGCGTGAGTTTGCCGACCGGACGGCGAAGGACTGGGTGATCCCTGAAAGCACGTTCACGACTGTGACTGTGAACAAGAACTTCCAGACGGCTGTCCATAAGGACGCCGGAGATCTGCACGCCGGATTCGGCGTCATGTCGTGCTTGAGGAACGACAAGTACGACGGTGGCTTCCTTTGCTTCCCGGCCTTCAGGGTGGCTGTCAGCATGGGCAACGGATGCCTCTGTCTGGCCGATGTCCACGAATGGCATGGAAACACGCCACTGAAGAACCTTCGCGTCGGGCACGAGCGGGTCACTCTGGTGTTCTACTACAGAGAACACATGATCAACTGCAAGGCAGCGGCCGAAGAGGTCGAGTGGGCCAAGAACAGAAAACGCGGCGAGCCACTTCGGTGAAACTGTTCAACACAATCAGCGTCGAGATCTCTGCGGCCTGCAATCGGCGATGCAAGTTCTGCCCCGTGTCTGTCTACCAGCGGCCCGAAGAACTGATGAGCGAGGTCGTGTTCGGCTCGATCTTGGGCGAACTGGCGGCACTCAAGTACGCGGGCCGGTTCGAGTTCTACATCTACAACGAGCCGCTGAAGAACAGGTCGCACTTCGACCGGCTGGCCCGTCAGGCCCGCATGATGCTGCCTCGTGCGACGCTGATGGTGTCCACGAACGGCGACTACATGAAGTCGCACGAAGACCTTGAGTGGCTCTACGACGACATCGGAATCAATCAGGTCGTGCTGAACGCCTACGTCGCGAAGCGTTATCCTGTGTTTCTTCAGTGGAAGCAGGAGTACGAGGCGAAGCACGGCGAACTGATGGACGTTGTGTACCTGCCCATCCCGAGCGGGCGGCGGGCGATCAAGGTCTATGACAAGAGCGACGGCGACAACTTCGGCGACGGGATCTTTTCGCTGCAGAACCGAGCGGGCTCCATCCCGGAGTTCCTGCCGGTGCCGACAGAGCCGATCAAGCGCATGTGCGTGAAGCCGTTCCGGCTGCTCAACATCAACTGGCGTGGCGAAGCCATGATCTGCTGCAACGATTACTACGCAGACGTCCCCGCCGGACGCATCCCAGAAAGCACGCTCGTACAGATTTGGAACGGCCCGGTGTTCTCGGCGTACCGGCGAAGGCTGCTCAAGAAAGACAGGACTCTGCCGTTGTGCCGGACGTGCGACTGCCACTCCGGGGCATACCCAGCGAACGTGGACAAAGACCCTGGAAGTGAGGCCATGAGCGACGAGAGCATCGAGGCTATTTACAACGCCCGTCTGGCGGCGAGGACTGAAAAATGATTCCGGCGATCATCTTCGCGACCATGAGGCGATCCGGCTCGCACTTCTGTATGCACAGGTCGCTCGCCTCGGTGGTAATCAGCGACCCCGTGGAGTTCGGCCTTCATGTGAACTCAATCGGCAGCATGAAACTTTTGCCGAAGAAAAAGGCCATAGATCAGGCAGCCAACCTGACTTCGCGGAAGCAGAATCACTACTACACGGCAGAGCGTAGGGCAGCCCCGCGAACTGGCGACGAGCCGATCTACGCCGAGGCGTCTTACGCCTGCCTGTCCGGGCATGAGAGCGTCCGCTCCATGAACCCGAGCGGGCTCCGCATGAAGTTCTTGGCGATCAACATCGAGGACGAGACGGTCGATATGGTCGCCGAGAAGGCCAGAGGCGTCCTCGCCGGCCTCAGTCCGTTTGTCAAGACAGCCTCGGCCCTCCCAATCTTTGTCACGCTGCGTTCGCTGCGAAGCATCGCTTTGAGCAGGCGTCAGTGGCTCGAGCGGAAGGGTGAGAACAACATCATGGCGTCCGGCTTTCGCAAGTTGGACGTTGACGTTTGGCGGGATCACTATGAGTCAGTCCAGAATGGCCGAACGAAGAGCGGAGTCCCCGTCGTCGGCCTTCACTACGGCCGAGGAGTCGAGACCGCAGGGCAGGCAATCGTCGATGCGTTCAAGCCTGCCGTCGGCAGCATGCTCGACATCATGGACGCCCCACCGCCTTGGATTGCCGAGTCTGTGCTGAGCGACGGCAGCGGGTCTTCGTTCGTTGGCTCCGGTGCGTCAAAGGGGGCTTCCGTCCGCGAGAGCCTGAAGGATCGCGCGCCGCTCTTGGCCGAGTTCGACTACTTGTTCGAGGACTGCCCGGAAGCGATGGAACACGCAGAGGAGTACGGCGAACTGTGATTCATTACGCTGTTCCGTCGTATCGCAGGGCAGAGACCTGCAAGGCTCGCACGGTCGCGACGCTCTCAAGGCTGGGCGTGCCAGAAAGCAAGATCGACGTCTTCGTTGCCGACGAGCAGGACGAACGCGAATACAAAAAAGTTCTTCCGAAGGTGAACGTGATTCGCGGCGTACCCGGGTTGATCAATCAGCGGCGGTTCTACAACGCACACTACGGCAAAGGGGAGAAGATCCTCAACGTAGACGACGACCTGTACGACCTGAAGTTCCTGAACTCGGCTGGCAAACTTTCTTCGTACGCAGGCGACATCGGCATGGTCGCCGAGTATGCGTTCCGGCTGTGCGAATCGACCGGAGCGAAACTCTGGGGAATCTCAGCGGTCGAGAACGGCTTCTACATGAAGCGGTCTTCGAGTGCCGGACTGAGGTACATCTGCGGCATCTTCCACGGGTCTTACGCCGGCGATCCTGCATTGTGCAGCGACGACAGGCCGCTTGTGTCTTCAGGCGAGGACTTTGAGACTACGCTAAGGTCGTTTCGGCGGTACGGCGTCGTCGTCAGGCTGGACTGGCTATGCCCGAAGACAAAGTATTTCGCCCCCGGCGGTATGCAGGCCGAACTCGGAGGAAGCGACGAACTGCGCCAGAAGGATCACGCGAAAGAACTCGCCAAGATCGCCGAGCGTCACGCTGGCCTCTGCTCGCTTTACAAGAAATCAGGCGGCGTCACCAACCTCCGATTGAAGACAATCAAGTCCACGGCGTATCCTATCTCTGGTGATCTTCTTCCAAAGGAGTAAGCAAGATGGGCAAGCGAGGTCCTGCACCGCAGCCGAGCATCCTGAAATACACGCGGGGCAATCCCGGCAAGCGGTCGCTCAACGGTGACGAGCCAACGCCGGACGCCATTGACGAAGAGACTGCGCCTGCACCAGACTGGCTCGACGGAGTCGCGCTCCAGAAGTGGCATCAGGTCGTGCCTGTCCTCGCCAGGATGAGGGTGCTAACCGAGGCCGACGTTGAAACACTCGCCCGCTACTGTGCGCTGTGGGAGCAGTGGAAGAAGAACTACGACATGGTTCGCAAGAACGGCGACGTTCTTACGATCTGGGAGCAAGACCCGAAAGACCCGTCGAAGCAGCGTGTTCGCTATATGCAGTCGACCCCATACGCGACGCAGATGCGATCGCTCGCACTGCTACTGCTTCGCATTGAGCAAGAGTTCGGCCTGACGCCGAGCAGCAGATCACAGGTGACACTGCATGGAAGCCGAGACGAAGATCCTCTTGCCTCGTTTGCCTCGCAGCGAAGCGGCTGAGCAGGGGCTGGAATACTACTTCAACGAACAGAAGGCCGCTCACGTCGTCCGGTTCTTCGAGGAGTTCCTGTACCACTCGAAGGGCAAGTTCGCCGGAAAGCCGTTCACGCTCTTGCCGTGGCAGCGAGAGATGCTCGAAGACCTGTTCGGCTGGGTTCGGGTAGACGACGACCTGCGTCGCTATCGGGTCGCCTATATCAGCACGGCAAAGAAGTCCGGCAAGTCAACGATCTTGTCGGGAGTCGGCCTGTACCTTTTGGTCGCCGACTCAGAGCCCGGTGCGGAAATCTACTCCGCTGCCGCAGACCGCGATCAGGCTGGCATTGTGTTCCGCGAGGCCATGAACATGGTCCGTGCCTCGCCGATCTTGTCTAGGTCGCTCGAAGTGATCGAGTCTCGCAAGCACATCACCCACAAAGCGTCCGCGTCGTTCTGGAAGATTCTTTCCGGCGACTCGTTTCGGGCCGAAGGCTTGAACATACACGGACTCCTGTTCGACGAGTTGCACACCCAGCGAGACCGCAGGCTGTGGGACGCCTGCCGTTACGGCGGAGCCGCGCGAGACCAGAGCCTTGTCATCTCCATCTCAACGGCTGGCTACGACCGCAACTCAATCTGCTTCGAGCAGTATTCGTATGCGAAGGCTGTCATGCGTGACTGGCGGCACGATCCGCAGTTCTACCCGTGCATCCACGAGATGCCCGAGACGGACGACTGGACGAAGCCGGAGAACTGGCCGAAGGCGAATCCATCGTGGTCGGTGACCATCGACCCGAAGGACTTTCAGTCCGACTTTCGCGAGAGCCTGCTGTCATCGACCAAGGAAAACTCGTTCCGCCGCTATCGCCTAAATCAGTGGACTCAGCAGGACACGCGATGGATCAAGATGGAGGCTTGGGCTGCCTGCAATCACAAACCCCCGGGGCCGCTTGAAGGTCGCGAGTGCTACGTCGGCCTCGACTTGGCTACGACCTATGACACCTCGGCCATGATCGCCCTGTTCCCGGCCGAAGACGGCACGTTCGACGTACTCTGCCGCTTCTGGATACCCGGCGACAACGCTCTTGAGCGAGAACGCCGCGACGGGGTTCCGTATATCCTCTGGTCAAACGACCCGTCGACCGGGCTCATGATGACCGACGGAAACTGCACGGACTACGACTTCATACGGCGTGAGATCAACGATTTTGGCAAGA